AGTTAGAGATACTTTAGATAATGCTGAGTCACAATTTATTGGATTAATTTTAAATTTAGATGGCACAGATGATTATGTTCAAATGTATGTGTATCAAAATAGTGGTGGTGCAGTAGATACAGGTGGTGCGGCAAATTTTGAAGGTGGCGACCAGACTATTGCTTATATGTTTGGATACTTAATAGGTGGTGCATGATTAATCCTTGTCCTGATTGTGGTGCTGAAACTAAAGCAGATTGTAAGTGTCCTGACGATTGCGATTCATGTGGGGCATAAATGCCCTCAATTTCCGATAAAACAGAAATAGGCTTACCTCTTAAAAATCTTATTGGTTTATTAGGAGCAGTAGCTACTGCTGTATGGGCATACTTTGGTATTATTGAAAGATTAAATAATATTGAAACAAGAGCAACTTTGTTTGAAGCAGATTTATTAAAAGCAGCTGACCAAAAACCAATAGACCAAGAACAGTATATGCTCTTAGAGTTTACAGCTGCACAATTAGAAAAGGTAACTACTGAAATGGAAAGTATGATGAACAATAGAGTAAATATAGATTTTTTAAAAAAGCAAGTAGATAAGCTGCAGACAGATGTTGAAGATTTAAAAGATAAGGTAAGAAATAATGGTAGTCACTAAGCTAGTATTTGCACTTTGCATGTTTGTTAATAACAGTTTAGATGGGCATATGCTAACTGCTGGTATGTCAGACTGCTTAAAGTTAAAGCGTGAGGCTGAAAGAAATCTTTCTGATAACAGAAGTAATGTTATTCGTTATGCTTGTGGCGAAGTATTAGCAGAATTAGAACCTGATTCAGAAGGTAATCTTAAAATTAAAAAAATATTAGAAGATAAGTATGGTGATTAGAATTATGTTTTCTTTATGTTTTATATGGTATCTACAAGCGTGTACTCCTCATAAAACTTCTGTAACTGCTAAAACAGATGATAAAGGTAAGCGTAGTGCTAGTATCACTCAACATTTTGAATGGGATTAATATGGAAAAAATTATTATATCAATAGTAGCTGCAGTTTTAATTGGTCTTGGTACTTGGAATCTTAATCAAACATTTAACCTTTCTATTGAAGTAGCTAAAATGAAAACTCAAATAGAAATGCTAACAAAAGATTTAAAGAAAATAAAAAATAAGAAAAAGAAAAAGAATGATTAAGATATGGTTAATGATAATGTTTATTTCTGGTATAAATTATCCTTCAGTTAAATATCAAACAATAATATATAAAACAGAAGAAGAATGTGTCAATGCTTTAGCTGATTACTTTAACTATTATGAAAAAAAATCAGATGCTTATAAATTAGAAGTAGTTACTGATGCTCATTGTTTAGAGTTTGAATCTTTCCCTATAAAAGGATTAAAACTTACTAGAACATAGACAAAACCTAATACTATTGTTATAATCTTATATGACTTGGCGTTATAAAATATATAATGGCGATAGAATAACTGACGAAGGTACTTCTAGTACCAAACCAAGTATTCATATGGAACCTCACCCTAATTGGATAGTAAATAAAACTGATAAAGGTGATATCGTTTCTATAGAATATCAACCACCAAAAATTAAAATAATCTACGAAGAAATAATACATACAATTAAGGAGGATTTAATATGATAGATAAAGAAGCTGTAGATATTATGGCAAAGACTTTATATGGTGAAGCAAGAGGAGAAGGTGAAGAAGGTATAATAGCAGTAGGTAATGTTATTAAGAATAGAGTTAAAAAGAAAACTTGGTATGGTAAAACTATAAAAGATGTTTGCCTCAAAGCATGGCAATTTAGTTGCTGGAATCATAATGACCCAAATTTTAAAACTATCTCATCACTCGACAAACGGAATAAGACTTTTGCTAAGCTATTGAAAACTGCTGAGCAAATTTTAAACAATGAATTTAAAGATAATACTAAAGGTTCAACACACTACCATACTTCAAGTATTAAACCGAAATGGTCCAAGGGTTTGACACCTGTCGTAACTATTGGTAATCATCTTTTCTATAATAATGTGAGGTAATATGGTTTTAGGTTTATTAGGTAGCTTAGTAGGTGGAGGTAAGATTAGTAAATCTATCTTAGCTACTGGATTAAAAGTAGTAGATGAACTCTACGAATCAGATGAAGAAAAAAAAATAGCACAGCGAACACTAGCTGAGATAGATGCAAAGCTAAAAGAAAAACAGATAGAAGTAAATATAGCTGAAGCTAAACATAAAAGTTTATTTGTTGCTGGTTGGCGCCCATTTATAGGGTGGATATCTGCAAGTGCTTTAGCTTTTAATTTTATCGTAGCTCCTTGTATGGAATGGTATATAGCTTTTGCTCAACTAGATATTACATTACCTAATATTTCTTTAAATGAATTATATCCAGTTATTCTTGGTATGCTCGGTTTAGGATTCGCTCGCTCCTACGAAAAAACCAAGAAAGTAGATGACAGGCATTAATAAAAAAATTGCTTTAGTTATAGGTGATAGTCATGATTCTCCTAAGATTAGTAAGGAGAGATTTTATTGGATTGGTAAACACGCTGCTATTTTAAAACCTGATATTATTATTCATATTGGAGACTTATCTTCTTTTGATTCTCTTTGTCATTTTCTTCCTGATGATACTTATACTGCTAAAGTTACTAAACCTTTATATGAAGAAGATATGCTTAGCTTACAAGAAGCATTGTTTGAATTGGATAAAGGATTGGGTGATTATAATGTTAAGAAAGTTTTATTAGAAGGTAATCACGAATATAGATTACATAAATACGCAGATAAAAATCCACCAGTTTTTGGTATGCTACAAAAAAGATTCTATGAAGTTATGGAATCATTCAACTGGGAGCATATAGAAATGAGCAAGATGTATAATTTTCATGGCGTTAATTTTACTCATGTTCCAATAAATGCTATGGGTAAGGCGTATGGTGGTGTTAATGCAGAAAGAAAGATAGCTACTGAAACTCAATGTGATTTAGTCTTTGGACATTCTCATAGATTTCAAGATGTAAGAGTACCAGTCTTAGGTTCGCCATTAGCTTACAGGAGAGTAGTTAATGTTGGTTCTTCTATGCCACATGGTCATATAGAAGAATATGCTAAACATAATTTATCAGGTTGGACTTGGCAAATTACTGAGATTCGTATATGGGATAATCATATACAAGAAGTCAATTCGATTTCTATGCAAACACTTGAACAACTTTATAAAAGGAGGAAAAAAAATGTACTATCCAATTAAACCTAGAGGCAATCGTAAAGTAATTAATACTTATGTCTTTCATAAATCATTTAATGATAAACATATTAATAGAATTAAAAGTTTATTAAGTGATAAGTGGAATAAAGCTGAAGTAGAAACTGGTGATTCAGGTCGTTATAAATCTGATATAAGAATCAATGAGGAACAAACTTTAATTCCTGACAAAGATGGTTTTCCATATACACAAATATCTAATGTAGTATCTGAACTTAATAGAGATTGGTGGAACTTTGATGTTACTGGTTTTAATTTAATAACTGACCATCCATCAGTATTTAAGTATAGTGTTGGTGGTAAATTTGATTGGCATTATGATTTTACACATAGTGAACCAACTAGAAAACTTGGTTTTTCATTACAACTTTCTAATTCATCTGAATATGAGGGTGGTAATTTAGAATTTTTTGGACATAACTTTGATGAAAAGAGTAGAGAGAAAGGAACTTTAATTTTATTTCCTAGTTATGCTTGGCATCAAGTAACAAAAATAACTAAAGGAACTAGACTAGCTATGGTTGGTTGGGTTCATGGTCCAAGCTTTCAATAAGCATATCTATTATATGCTTAGCTTTTTCTAAGTCTTCTTTTCTATTTCCCTTCTGTCGTAGGAGATATTGTATTATATCTCCTTCGGCTTTAGGTATTTTATTAGCTATAAAAAATTCCATTGGTTGTATTTTCCACCCTAAGTAGTGGTTACCACCTATTTGTTTATCAAAACTACTCATTTAAACCTCCATATT